ATGTCTGTGCCTACACCTATTAGGTTTGAGCCAGTAATCACTGCCCAGTCCTGTGTGTCAACATCATAGCGGATACCGAAGTCTGAATTGTTCTGGATCTGCGTTAGGATTGACTGCTCCATTGTTGCGCTAATTTCAACAGTGTACGGCGAGTACACTGTTGTGACCAGTGCGCCGGTTGGAATGTTCTCGCTCAGAATAACTGCACCAAGGCCTGTACTCAGAACACCATCACCAGTAGCTGTGCCATCGTCGACAAGGACAACGATAGTGGACCAGATTGTCTCTGTTTGTCCCTGTGCGCTTGGAGTGCCTGTCTTCAAGCTCCTGTCAATGTCAAAGTATGATCCTGCCGGGGCTTCAAATTTTGCAAGACAGCTAACACGCAGGAACTTCTTGTTGTCTCCCACAGTGGCTCCAACAGACACCGGAGTGTACGTAACGTCACCAGTCTCTTCGTCTGTCTCAGCATATGCGAAATAGCCCGAGCTTGCGTCAACCTCAGAGGTCTCGCGATACCATGTTAGGTCAGTTAGCGCATAGCTACCGAAAGCACCGTAGAACAAGTTCTTGCTCTCTCTACTCTTGATCATCTCAGACAAGCTGCCCCTGATGAATCGCTGTATGTCAGACACGTTGTCCCACGTGAATGTGCTAGTCACCGTTGCGTTCTCTTTGTAGATGAAACCGTCATCGCCAAAGAAGTTTGTCGAACTGTACTTTGCGGTAGGATCAGTAATGTCCAGGTAACGGCTTAGTCCGCTTGCTGTTCTGTTGACTGACTTGACTTTTGCGATGTCAGTGAACTTAGCAAACGGCAAGGTATTGTAGTCTTCACCGTTGACCATTCTGTTCTGCGTATAGTTGTAAAGCGGTGCGTTCTTCTTAACGTCGTTGATAGACTCGCGCTCAACGGCATTGCTTACTGTGTATTGCAAGCTAGCCTTGATCTGTATGGACTCAATCTTGCCGCTGCGGCTAACGTAAGGAACCGTCAATGCAATTGCCCTCATTTCCTGAGGATTGATGCTGTAGGTTAGGCCGTTGCTAATACGAACCACTGCGCGGAATGTTCCGACTGGAATGTCTGCAAAGACGCCGTCGCCAAATACTAGGTCAACCTGGTCGTTAGCACGAGATGTGATAGAGTAAATCTGCCTGTTAGTCTGTGCAATGTCGTTGTAGATAACGTTGCTGCTTCGCATTGCATCTACCTTTGTCCACTCGGTTTCATACACACCAGCGTCGTTAGTCTTGAATAGCCAAACATCGCTGTTGTTGATGTTGTTCAAGTTCAATCCAACAAGGCGGTTAGCAAGTGTCTCGTTAACAGTGAAGTCGAGGTTTGTCAGCGAGCCCTGCTTGAATGCAATGAAGAATCCTGTGTTGACTGAACCATTGCCGCGTCCGTCATTCCTGTATAGGAATCCTAGACTATCGCTTGGCTTTGGGCTAGCTTCTACTAGACCATCTTCGTTGTCTAGGTTTGCATTGTAAATCTCAAACTGGTGGCTTGTACCATCAACGTTTGCAGAGAATGGGAACACCGGGACAATGTTGTCACGCAGGCGGAACTGATAGAGATCATGCTGTGTGTTGCCAATGGTCATTGAACTTGCAGGCTTGCCTACTCGCTGACCTGGCTGCATTGCAGCGTTCATAACGGCGGTAAACTGCTCGAACCAATCTACGTTTGTAGGGTCATCCCAAGAGATAGGCACGTTAGACAAGTTCCTTCCAGAACTGTCTCGAACGACTTCGGAAGTCGTTATGCTGTTAATCTTGAGGATGCCGTTGGCTGCTTTGTTTCTGTTCGGGCTGTAACCAAGGAGCTTCGCTAGCCTGTAGACGCTGTCTCGCCTTTCAGCAGTCTCGAGGAAGTTTTCTCTTGCGTTTAGATCCGAACGGAACGCTAGTCCCTGTCCCATAAAGCTTATGAGATCGATAAGTGCAATGAACTCTGAGCTTTCAACGAAGTCGTTGAAGTCCTCAGGGTAGTATGCCCTTAGGTAGTCGACCATGCTTTTGCGCAAGGTCTCAAAGTCATAGCTTTGGAAGTCTGCTGAGCGGAAGGTAGTGTATATCTTCTTCCAGTCTTCAGCAGCAAATAAGTTGGATTGGCGAGTGGTTACTGACATGGATTCTGCTACCTTTTGTTGAAGTATTTATGCCCAACAAAATAGCAACAGATAACGAATCAGTCTTTTACGGCGTATAGACCTATGTGTTTCATGTGGTCAACATAGACCGTTAACCCTAGCAGGATTCCCCACCAAAGCGCGGCTGCAATGGCAGCATAGATCCAGATCAATTGACTTTGAGTTCCTTCATCAAAGCAACAATCATGAACTGCTGGTCGCCCCGAATAACTCGGAGGGCTTGTCGAATGTCATACCAAGCTCCAACTGCTTCCCAATTCGGGACGCAGGGGATTTCACGCAGGACATCATAGCCGAACACATAAAGCGTGTGGCTCTTCTTCTCGATCTTGCCTAAGGCAACTGTAGCGGAGATGTGAATCGGGTCGATGCCCGTTTCCTCAGACATTTCCCTAATTGCTGTGTCTCTCGGGAGTTCACCTTCCTCTGCTTCGCCTTTGGCGATTTGCGGATCCGGCCCGCCAAACGTCGGGTCCGTGGATGTAACTAGACACACCTGTACTGTATCGGTGGCAGCATCCCAATAGAAGGGGATGCCACCGGCTTTCCATCTCTTAGTCATGCTTTAGGATAGCATTAGACTGCTGATCTGTCAAACCTGAACTTCAAAGTTTCTACTTCGTTGGTATTGGCGTAAATGAGTCGAAGCTCTAAGAGAAGCCCGTTATCATACTGATCTACAAGGATTGATTCAACTTGCAATCTCGGGTCATAATTTGCAACTCTGGTAACGTCTTCTACGATTTGGGCCTTTAGCTGCTCAGTAAACGGCTCAAACAAGCTATCCCAAATTATCGTACCAAAGTCAGGATTCATTAACTTCTCACCACGACGGATGTGGAAGTGGTTTATGAGGTCTTGCTTAATGAGCTCGGCATCGGTAAGGCGTACCTTACCGTTTACTGTTCCCCCGACTGTACTGTATCCTCTGTAGATTGACATGAGATATTTATGGCCTCCTTATGATGGACGACTCTAGCTCACCCACAATTCGTGAATTGTATCCACCAGGCGCAGTGTAGCTTGCACGAGCAGCAGGTACTTCAACCCTATTAGTGAAGTAGTTTGCTGCGGTTAAGCTATCCTGGAAGTTAGAGTTCTTGTATGCAACACCCGGGCCATCTTTACTAAACATGTGCTGAATCTGACCAGTTGAGTTTGTTTGCCAGTCAGGAACATTTGATGTCATCGACGACGCTCTATCTCCGTTAAACTGGAAGAGACCATAACTGCCTCCCGGATCGTTAGGGTTAACTGCACCTGGCCTGAAGCTAGACTCTCTATTCATGTTAGCCATAGCGCCAATAGCTTGTTCATGTGTCAATCCCTGGGCACGAAGATCATCATACACTTTCTGCCTGTCTTCTGGGGTCTGCCCTAGTGATGTATCTAAGTTGTCAGGGACTCCAGAACCTTGCTGTCCTGGTGCACCACCAAAGCCACCTGGGCGAGGACAATTGTCACCTGTTGCAAATCCCGCCTGGCCACCACCTGCTCCTGCAGGAATGCTTGAAGCTGGTGCCATGCCTGCAATGCTGTTTAGAACTTGAGACGCCATTGCCATCGGGTCTAATCCGCCGGCCAAAGCACCCAAGCCCGACATGAAGTCTGGCATTGCAGGCATTCCCTTGGCACCCTCAGATACAGAGGTGCCAGGTGTGGCAGACTTAGTTACCGTCTCCTGCTTATCACCACCAAAAATCTTGGCCGCATTAGCTAGCGATGGCAATCCGTTAGAACCAGATGCAATAGTTGAGATGCCCGGAATTGATCCAATGCCTGGGATACCACCTAGACCCTTACCGCCAGCAAATGAACCCATGTCAGGCATGTTTCCCATTCCAGGGATAGGCAACGGAGATCCGCCACCAACTCCACCACCTGCTCCACCTGGGCTTCCGCCGCCTTTACCATTGTCGTGCTCTTTGTATGGTTCGTGGTTAGGTGCTCTCTTAACAGTGGTATCGTAATCGCTAACCTTTGCTGGCTTCTCTGGTGGCACTTGCTCTGCTTCCTTAGCGTTACCTGAATTCCATCTCCAGCACTTGCCTTGCAAAACAAAGTTCTGGAAGGCTTTCATGTATATGTCCTTATACGAGGTTATAATAATTTCGTTACACGAATGCATATGGATACTGTCAGTACCCTCAATCATTGTCTTCTTACCATGAAGCTGCAATTCTTCAGTGCCTTGAAGCTTAGCACCTTTCATAGCTACCATCTTTAGATTGTTGCCAGCATGGATATTAATGTCATTGTCTGCATGCAGGTTAATATCTTTCTTAGTTGCAAGGTTAATGCCTGCCTCTGCATATACATCTAAGTATCCAGTTGGGCTAAGCTCTAACCAACCTGTGCCTTGGGAATTGATAACATAAATCATTCCAGTATCGTCGTTAAGTGTAATCTGATTTCCACCAGCAGTACGAATCCGAACTAGCTTACTTGATCCGTTTTCATCCCCGTCATCCATTACCAATGAATGTCCAGACGGTGTGTTGAATCCCATAACTTTGCTAGGACTTTCACGGAATGAGCTTGATGTTATGAATCCCCTATGTTCGTCGTCTTGCAAGCCTTGAGTTTCAAATTTCTTTGTTTCGTCTTTAAACTCTTTACGCTTAACTTTGTGCAAGTCTTTTTCGTTTAGCGTATCAGCAACGGACGGATCAAACTCTAACTCTGGCTTGCCGCTTTCGCCCTTAGCAATAGCAGGAACCATACCGTGTGCAATTTCTGGAATTGCTGCAAACCAAAATCCTCTAGAATCGTCGCCTTCAGTAAATGTAACAAGCACTCTAGTGCCTACTTCTGGAGGCTGCACCCACATACCAAATGACTTGATTTCGTCGTCTTTCTTTTGCTGCTGAGTTGTTGGATTTGCTCCATTAGCTGCATTTACTGCTTTCGCAGTGTCTGGTGCGCCTTGATCGTCCATAATCTGTTTGTTAGAAGCAAATGGCGTGATACCGTAAAACGGATTAGCGTAGCTGACTGTTTTCCAAGTCATCTGATCGCTTGGCGCTCCACCAAAGCTAGACACCCAAACTTCAAGTCTGCCTGCATAACGCATGTCTTTGTTGTTCATAACAACACCAACATAAGTGCCTGGGGCCACCCTTAGGCCAGATCTACGTTCTCTATTTTCAACTTTTGTAGGTACTAAAGCCATTTTACTTTCCTTGATCGTCGCTTAAACTTGGATTACCGCCATTTACAGTGATAACAATAGGTCCAGTAGTAGTACCTGCCCCAGTTGCTGAGCCGGTAGCATTTGTTACAACACTAGATCCTGCAATATTAGAAATACTTACTCCAGTTGTATTTCCTGACAGTCCTGCACTTCCTTTTTTAACTATGTTCTTTTCCTGAGTTTGAACTCTGACTAAATGTAACTTCTGGGTAAACTTACCATGGTCAAATTCGCTGTCAATCATATACACTTGGTAAAAGCCTGATATTAGTGCCGAATCATCACTAAGCTGCATTAATCCAGTTTTATCACTGTAATCACTTGGGGTACGAAAGTTAATATTCACATATACCCCATCAACATCAACTGATATACCTTTAGCTAGTTCGCCATCAACATATCCATTGTTATTAGAGTCAACCGAAGTTCCAACTGGCCTAATAGATCTATCCTGAGGAATCCAGTCTGGATCACCTATTATATCCAATGTCATCTCTGTTAGGTCGCTGCCGTAAGATGGGTTTAGTTGCTGTTCAAAGTATTCCTGAACAGCATTTGGTTTATCACCTTTATTTGTTCTCGCATTTATGTCACCAGCAACACTTACATAGGTTGCAGCGCTACCTCCAGGCTTAGCTTGCACCATTGCTTTATCTGATTCTTCTGTTTCTGATACAGTATCAGCTCGACCCTTGGGGCCAACGGCTGTTTGAAATAACCTGTAATACAAATTATCATAAGTTAAATCTACATTAAAGACGTCTTTGTTTTTACCAGTAAACAGCCAGTTATATTCCTTAACAAATCCGCGAGACGCTACAGTTGCCTGACCAGTTCTAGGATTTGCTTGTCCATATAGAAAATAAGGCACTACTTTGTAAACTATATCTTTTTGAAACACACCACGAACAGAGTCATATGGGCCAATTTTTTTGATCATTGGAATTATCTTTATTAATTCCATAGCAGCATGCTTAGCTTCGAAGTTAGTTTGCTGTGGTAATGATAAGTTTGATCCAGTTAAATTAGATAATGTGTTTTCGCCAGCTGGGGTGGGATCAGTAATTTTGTCCTGAAAGTACTTGCTATTTCTTGCGAGATCAGACACGATGTCTTTTATATTACTAGCCGCTGTATTGTGCCAATATTGTTTAGTAGGATCTGGACTTTTCAGATCCTTTAAAGTTTCCATAACTATGGAACCACCTTTGACTGGAAAAGTTAATGGTGCAGTTGCTAGCTTATTATCTTCAGTTCGGCCGTCTCCAGAAAAACTTTTGATTTCAAAATCGTAAGTGTCAGGGTATTCTGCTCTGCCTTCTTTTTTGTCATTATCGCCCAAAGCATTTAAACGGGCCTTCAGGCTTTCTTCACCTGTTCGTAATACTTCTTCTAAGGTTCCGCCATACAACCTTGTATCAGCTCGTATGCTTCCAATGGTATTAGATAAAGGCAACTGAGCATACGGAGCAAAAATAATTCTATATTTTGTTCCTGCTGCGGTAATATTAAAACTCAGATTTACAATTTGAACAGCGATTAATTTTGGACCAGTATCTGGTATGTTGGTTTGAATTTGCCCTTTGTCGTCATACCCTAGCCAACGAATGTCTAATAGATATGGTAACTGAAATTCTCTATCTTCGCTTTGTACACTTTGCGCAAGCATTCGAAGCTTCGTTAGCAAGCTTACACCAAATGGTTCTACTACTTCCATTTCAATATCAAACTGGTTTGCGTTTGGAGAAAATCTGTTGTTACCAACAACACCACTGAGTCTAAGACTTTCTAAACCTAAATCAAAATCAAGCCCACTGGCCTCATTTTCCTTAAAACCTCCTGACACAAAAATAGGATGCTTCCTCAATGATGGGCTGTCGTTTCCAGTTGTAACAAAGTCATTAAAAGCTGCAATATCTAACATATACCAACCAACTTTGTAAGTCCAGTTCACATAGTCATGCAGTTTGTTCTCACGTTGTTTGATAGTTGGTTTGTTAGCGGTTCCACTAGCGCCTTGCGCTATGTTAGATCCGGCTGTAGCAATGCTTACAGTATTGGTAGAAGTGTTAGAGACTTGAATATTGTCACCCAACTGGCGATCATCTGCTAAAGCTGTTGCTGTTACCGCAGTTTGCGTTAAAGCACTAGTGCTAGCATTTTTGAGAACAGGAACTTGATTCTCTGGTGCCGGGGTTATGTCTAAAGCCATTAGATGCCTAATGCCTCTTTTAGGTTAGATAGCTTCGGAAGATAGATTGTCTTGCCTGCTTGAAAATCAAAAATTGGATCCTCGATAGAGTTTGGATTGCGAGCTGCAAATACCCACCATAACCCTGGATCTCCATATAAGTCAAAAGCAAGGATATCAGGTCTCAAAGCATGTACGCTGCTAATTGTGTAACGTACATCATCTGCTGCTTTTGGTATCGGACGATGATTCATAAAATCTAAGTAATTGTTTCCCACAACTGAAGTAGTAAAGTACGGACTAGTCTGTGAATAAGATGCCATTAGATAAACCCTCCTCTACCATTTTTCACACCTAGTAACTTTCCGGCAGCAAAGTCACGTAGACCAAAATCTCGGCTAATGCTCTTCCTTGAGTACAATGGCATCAGCGTGATGCTAAAGTCTTGCAGCACAGGAACCCTTGTTACCTTAGTTGAGGACGAAGGAGTCGCTGAGGGATTAGCAAGATAGCTCCAGGCGTTTGTGTCTGCGGCATTGCTTGAGGTCGCTGTTGAGATGTAATCAACGTCTGTTGGGAGCGAGATGCCAAAGTCAGTCACTACCACTGGGATTGAGCTGAACTGGTATTCGCCGTGTCCATCTAGCCTTAGTACCGGTGGAGGTGTTCCTGCCTCTGGATCCTTGCCATAAAACATCTTTGTCACTGAGCGGAAGAAATGCTGAACTGCCAACACATACGCTGCCGACTGCGGATCCTTTGCGCTGAACGTTGCATTGATGGTGATAGTGGTCGTTGGGCTGTTCTGATAGAACGGGTAAGTGTAATCGGTGTGTGTCAAGTTGACTGTGTCGTAGTTTGCTGAATGGTTCATTGAGATACTAGGTGTGTAAGGGAACAACACAAAGCCCACTTCGGCTAGTGGCTTCAGCACTGGGTTAGCAGCGTTGATGAATATGCCCGTAGGGTCTGATATTCGCACACGGTCTTCGTTGTCTTGTCCTGTGAAGGATACAGTAGTCGGCGCAACTGTTTGATTGGTTGTAAACGTGCCTAGTCCCGACGATGCAAGCCTTGCTTGCTTCGGATCAAACACGTTGTTGATGCCAGGCAACCCTGTGCCAGTGCCCCTCGATACCGTGCTTGCAAAGTCTGTTGCTCTAGCCGTTAGCGCTCTGCCGAATAGGGCCTTAGCTGCTAAGAACGCAGAACTGAACTGACTGTTGCTTTCTGCGTTCAACGACTTGAGTGCGGACATCTCAGTGTTGTTGAGTATTCCGCCAAGTTGATCAAAGGTTTGCCTAGTGTACTTGCCACGTTCATTCTGATAAGTAACATTGACTGGAATGTCTGCTTTGAAGCTTACATCCGTCAGTTCCGTGAGTGCGAAACCCATAGATTTGCCGAGTTTCTCAAGTATTTGTTGCTGCCGTGCAGTATAGTTTGCCATGTGCGATCCAGGAATATTGTCCAAATGTATTTATCGGCAATATAATGTACTAACTTAATTGGAGACAGACTTGAACCATTACTATGTCTATGCATTCCTTAGGGAAGACATGACCCCTTACTACATAGGAAAAGGCTCTGGCAATAGAGCTTTTGTTAAGCGAAGAGCGGCTGTTGCAAAACGACCAACTGATCTACGCCGAATTGTTATCCTGGCAGATGGACTCAACGATCTAGAAGCATACAAGTACGAAGAACTGCTTATCAAGTTGTTTGGTCGCAAAGACAACAGAACCGGGATACTATACAACCTGAACGATGGCGGTGTCGGGACCCGCAACATCTCAGAATCAACCCGAGAGAAGATGCGGCTTGCTAAACTTGGAAAGAAACGAAGCCCCGAGTCTTGCGCAAAGCAAGCTGCAACAATGCAAGGTACTCAGTTCACTGCTGAACGCTGCGAAAATATTCGCAAATCAAAACTAGGATACAAATTTTCTGATGAGGCAAAGGCAAAGATGAGTGCTGCCAAGAAGGGCAAACCATTGAGCCCTGATCATCGTCAGAAAATTAGTGCATCAAGTATCGGTAAATCGAAATCTGAGGATGCAAAAGTAAACATGAAGCTAGCGCAACAGAAGCTAGCACAACAAAGGAAAGCTACATAATGGCTGTGCGCGTGAATTATTTGAACAACAGGGACCTCTTAAGAGAGATCCACAAGAGTAAAGCTAGCTACTGTAGCTTTCTGGATGCCGAAGATGCCAACTATGACATGATCGTATCCTCAGTAGACAAGATTAACCGCAACACAATTGCAGAAGCTCGAAGGAACAGGTCAGACAGACTTGCCCGTGTTGAGTGGGAGCGAGAAGTGAAGCTGAACCCGAAGGTCAAAATCGACGAGTTCAAGGTTGACCCTAAGAAGATTCCAAACACTGACATTGTGTTTAGAGTCATGACGTTTGACCACATACCACTTGCACCTGGCAGAAAGAAAACACCAAAGAGCAAGAGTGATCATCACGCTAAAGTGAACTTCCCTCCTTTCCAGCACTTTAAGCTGTCAGAGGACAACACACCATACTGTGTAGGTAAGAGTCATTGGGTCGGCGGACTTGAGAACGGACACTTCTCAAAAGATGACGGCAAGATGACCAACGAGCTTGCCAAGATGTTCATCAAGCTTTGCGAGCGTTACGGAACAAGAGGCAATTGGCGCGGATACACCTACAACGATGAAATGCGTAGTCAGGCGCTATTGCAGCTTAGTCAAGTTGGACTACAGTTTGACGAGTCTAAGAGTTCCAATCCGTTTGCTTACTACACTGCCACTATCACTAACAGCTTCACTAGGATCCTCAACTTAGAAAAGAGGAACCAGTCTATGCGAGACAATATACTTGAGATGAACAATATGACTCCAAGTTATACACGTCAAGCAGA